GATCGCGCGCGGCCTGAACAGCCGCCTCGCGCGCATCGACATCATAGGGCTGGTTCCACGCGAGCGCCTCGAGCATCTTCGGATCGACCATGCCGCGCGCGTCACCAAACCTCGGCGGGCCAAGATCGAACGGGTTGACGTTCATTTCCGCCACGGTGCGCTGCGGCGTCTCGTCGGGCATGCGCAGCCGCTCGATGTCCTCGCGAGTGATCTTTCGCAGCGCCATGGCCGTGCTCCCTAAACGTTAACGCCCGCCTGCTCGAATGTCGTCGCGAGCGCGACAAGCTCGACCTGCGGCCTTGCCTGCTGGGCGACCTGCACCTGCACGATTGGCGCATGCGCAAAGCCGGTCATTCCGATCGACACCCACAACGTGTTGCGATGCGCGGGCCTTGCGGGCGCCGCCGCGTCCCATAGCGCGGCGTCCCACAAGCCCTCATCCCAGACGTCGGCGAGGCCGGGATCTGGCCCCGGCGCGGGCGGCGGCGGAATGGTCACGATGAAGTCCGTCGTCGCGCTCAGTTGCGGCTCGAACGGCTCGATCGGTGGGCTCGTGAACACCGCGCGCATCTGGTGCAGCACAGTCTGCTGCGACTGCGCCTGAAACATCTCCCAGCCGCCGACCAGCGTTGCCAGATACGGCAGGCCGTCGTCGTAGCCGGTGCGCTCCATTTGCATGATGATGCCGGCCTGGTTGCCGAAGAACAGGTCGCCACGCATGCGCACCCAGCACATGGCGTCGATGCCCGGCAGTCGACAGAACGCGCCGGTCGCGTTGTTCATCGCGAGGCAGTATCGCTTGCCGGGCGCGCCTCCGGGCGTCGTGATGAAGATGCCGCCGAATTCTTCCCACTCGCGGATCGTCCACGGGTGCTGCCGCTTGGCCACGGCCTCCTCGCGCCATAGCTGGCGGATCGACAGCGTGACCATCGAGAGATCGAGTTGTCCGGAGCTCTTGGTGATGGCTTGGCTCACCGGCACGATGCCGTCCACCGTCAGCACGAGCAGGTCGCCGCCGACCTGCGTGTGCGCGTTCATCCCCATCGGGGGCGCGATATGATAGCGCCCCTCCTGCCGCCAGTTGTTCGGGTCGGCGGGGTTGGAGCCAGTGAATACGAGCAATTCACCTTCCGACGTGATGGCAACCAGCTTGTTGTCGATGCCGTCGCCTGCGTCGATCGACCAATCCGCCAGCGCGACGAGGTAGCCGCCCTTCTGCGCCGCGCCGCTCATAGGGATTTTGGTCAACGCGCCCTGATGGCTGTCGATCGGCAGGTACCACATGTTCATCGATTTCGTTTCGATGAAAAAATATCGGTTGCGATATTTGCAGACGTAGCTGAGCCCCTTCGCCGTGCCCGGCACCGGGCCGCCCGTGAGCTCGGTGGTTAGCGTCGTCCACGTCGTGCCGTCGTAGCGCAGCACGCTGTCGCCGGTCTCGTTGCACACCAGCATCCAGTAGCCGGCGAGATTGGCGAGTTGGCTGGCCACGTAGTTGCCGCTGGTCTGCCCGGTCTTGATGACCACCGGCACGTTCCCGGTCACGTCGAACAGCGTGGTCGCCTGCCCGGCGAACATGCGCTGCGCATTGCCGCTGACGTACTCGAATGCCGAAATCACCGGCAGGCGCGCCGGGTCGGTGAGCGGTATGCCGCCGTGCAGGTCGCACCAGCGTGTGGTGCCTCCGCGCAGCTTGACGCCCCGGAGCGTGGGCACCCAGTTGTCCTGCACGATCGCGGCGCCAGGGCGCATGAAGGCTTCGTTCTCGCTCACCACGATGCCACGCGTTGGCGCCGGAATGGTCATCGTCTTCAGTTGCTGGGCGAACTGCCCCGGCACCGGCTGGCGGCGGAATGCCTGATACTGGGCCACTACGCCCCCCAGCCTGCGGGCCACGATCCGCTGACGCGCGCATAATTCGAGATCGGCATCCTGCCGATGATGATCGGCGCGGGCTGGTCGTGCCCCATGATATTCGCCAGCGCGTCGCTGTAGGTCCCCATGTCCTCGGCGTAGGGCGACCCCTTTTGCTGCTTCCAGTTTGCGATCATGCCGAGTTTCAACAGCCGCTCATCGACCCGGAAGCTGTCGGCGTCGTTCATGAAGCGATCGCCGAAGCCGCCGCTATCGAGCGCGATCGGATTTTTTTCGAGATAGACGAAGGTTGCCTGCACGCCGGCGCCCATCGCGGGAAAGACATGTATCCGCCCGCCGAGCATCGTCCACTCGCCCCATGCGTCCGTTTCGTTGGCGTTGCGCCGCCTGACCCATTCATTGGTGTCGGGCTCAAAGCGCATCGGCTGCTGCGTGTTGTCGGAACGCCAAACATCAGTCGTGAGCAACATGCGCTTGAAGTTGGCGGGTAAGGGGAATGACGTGGCAGCGCCGTCGCCGATGCATACGCCGTCCGTAATGTTCTTCAGCACCGTCCAGTCGCGCGTGTCGTAGGCGATGCGCTGCGCCATCTCGTTGGCGTTCCTGAGCATCTCCTGCATGGTCCGGTTGGCGTTGATGTTGGCGAACAGCGACTGTGGCAGGGTCACCCCCACCACAGCGCAGACGTCGCCCACCACCTGCAGGATTGTCATCACGCTGCCTTGTTCGGCGGCCGGCTGTTCATCGCCATCATGATGAGCGACTTCTTCGGCAGGCTGCCCTGCGGCATGTGTCCGGTGTTCGTCTCGATGTACTTGCGCAGTTGCTCCTCGCTCATGTCCTCGAATTGCCCCTCGGCGACGATGTTGCGCTGCTTGAGCAATTCGTTGTCGGCCTCGAGCAGTTCATTGCGCATGCGCAGCACCTCTAGCTCGGCCTGCACCTGCAGGTCGGGCACGGTCTTCTTCGCGTCATCAATGAATTCCTGCGCGCGGTTCTTGTCGTCGCGCCCGCCGGGGCCAAGGTTGCGCAACTCCTGCCCATCGACGGCGGCGAGCTGCTCGACGGTGTAGACGTTCTGCGCGCGGAGCTCGGCGCGGCGTCCTTCGGTCAGGAACGGGACGTGGTCGAGCGGCGTGCCGCTCTTGGTCTGCGCGTTGTGCGCCTTGAACTGCTGGTACTGTTTGCGAAATCGCTCCGCGTAGGTGATCTTCCTCGGCCCCGTGTCGGGGTCATCGTACCAACCGCACACTTCCGTTGCCGGGTGCGTGCCGAAATTGCGCGAGCCGGGCACGCGCAGGTCGACTACCTCGACATTATCGAAGATCGGCCGACCCTCGGCCGCCGATTTGGCGGGGTTCGGGTTGGCGTAATAGCGAAACAGCGGGACGAGCGCGTCGTCCGGGTTGCGGCCGTTCGATTGAAACATTGTTGGCTCTCCGTTTGTGTGGGGGAGCCGCCACTCGCTGACGTGTCCGGTAAGCGAGCGGCGGCCCAGCTTGGGGAGAGCTTTAGGCTGGGGGGATTAAGCTCTCCCCAGTTCAATGGGCTATGACGCAGGCACGCTGTCGTACAATCTCCAATTAAACAATGGATTAACCTGAGTTAGTTCACCCATCCAGCCAATCATCTGGGCGATGGCATCCTTGTCGATTGGCATCTGGCCTTCGCCGTCGAAAATCTTGTCGAAGTTTCGCTGCGGGTGATACCGAAGCCGGAAGCTGTCGGTGTTCAGGCCGAAGGTCGTGTTGGCCGGCATGTTGCTGCCGATGCCGCCGTCGAGCACGATCTCGGCGCGCTTGCCGCCGCCGATGTATTCCAGCGCGGTGAAGCCGAGCTTGCCGAGCGATGTCTCGTTGGTCTGGCGCTGGATTGCGATGGTTGCGGCGTCGTAGGCCGCATAGTGCTCCGGGCTCATCAGCAGCAGGTCCGCGTAGTCGCGACCGCGGCTTTGCTTGGTCATGACATAGTTCAGCATCGGCCGGATGGTCGTGCTGTTGACCTGCGTGGAGCCTGCCAAGAACGAATGCGCGTCCCACGTTGTGGTGCGCCAGATGGCGTTGGCGGCCTGCGTGCGGTCGATGCCGCCGTAGGTGCCGGTGGCGGGGAGAATAGGCACCGCCGTCGCGAGGCCGGTCAGCTGCTTGCCGCCGTTGGCCGAGCCGTCGCTGTAGAGCGCCGCATCGAGCGTATCTTCCAGTGATCGCTCCGCCGCCTCCATGTATTGGTCGAACACGTCGAGCAATTGGCTGTCGCCGGAGTTGTTGAGTATCTCCTGCATCGACAAAATGATCGGAACAACTACTTGCTTCGGCTCGAAATAAGCATCATTGAATAAATCGATCGCTGGGTTCAACAGTTGGTCGTAGCCATTATACCACTGCGCGATTTGCTTACCGATCTGCAGCGTCTGGCGGATGCGGGGGCCGCTGTAGGTCTGCCACAGCCCTTTCTTTCTCATCGTCAGCAACAATGCGTTGTTGTTGCTGACGAGGTCTTCGTAGCCGCTCGATCGGTCCTCAAGGGCCATCGAGAGAATTTGCTGATAGTGCGCGGTCGTCTGGATATTCGGCACAGGCGTGCTCCAAAATTGCGGTTGTTCAGAGCGAGCCGTTCGCGCGCTTCATGGCGTTCGCGATGGCTTCGCGGCGGCCGACCG